AGAATGAGAACGTCCAACGCCTTGAACCAAAACGGGACTTTCGTCTTCTCGCCTTTGTTCTGGAGTAATTGGATCGCTTCTCCTATATAACGATGATTATCAAGATTCCTCATTGTTCGAAGGGTTGGTAGCAGTAAGGGTTGTCGTAAAAATATCCGTATCGCTCGCAGCATGATTGTGAAACAGTGTCAACTGTTCCACCTCCGGGAGTGCTGAATTGTATTCGTCCATTCGATTTATTGATACTTTCAGGGATATAAAAACAATCTCGAATATCTCCCAGGACTTTCAGCAATTCCACTTTGACCAAGTCTTCACTTGTCGCGTCATACGAGACCGAGAGAATCCTCCAATACGTGTCTTTGATATAAACCTTATCGGAGAACTCGAACGTCGCTAATTCGGAGCGAGTGACCCTGAAGAAGGCGGTGAGCTTTCGAGCATCGGAGGAATACAACTCATTGACAAACGGTCTCCAATAACGATAATACAGCGTATTCAGCGGGCTTGCTTGAACGATATGAAATGGACGTTCCGCACCGAATCCGAGGTCGTCGCTTGTTATTGTTGCATCGAGTGAGGAGAACTGCGAAAAGGCGGGATATTGGGTTTCTGTTATAGTCTCGTTGTTTGCGTCGTTCTGATAATATATCGTCCCGTTGATTTGGCTATTCCAAAACGCCAAACGCGGAAGAGGGTCTTTGATGGTCTTATCGTCCTGCTCTGTATCAATCAACATCCGGTGAACTGCGTACTGCGTGCCGGGGATATATGAAGCGACGTGAGGTGCAAAGGGTGACTTTATTTCTTTGTTACCTGAAGCGAAGTCGTTCTCTGGGTCATCAACCCGATACCTTCCATAAACCCGCGAAGCATTTTTAAACACCAAGTCGTTGACAAGGTCTTTCCCGTTCGAATGCGTCCAATCGTACTGCCTCGCTTGGAAGTCGGTTGTTGGTGCGATGGTGAGGTCTTTCGAGAGGTCAATCTTGTTTGTCCAATCCTTTTGGCTACCGCTCGCCATGTAATCATTGAACGGCTCAACCTCGAGGTGTTTTGGGTTGTTGCGATCCGGAATGAATACAAGATTGAACATCTTCTGAAGCCCTGAGATGTAATCAATCTGCTTCATCTGCGGCATATTGGCGGCAACATCTACAGTCTGTCCGGAGATTGGGTTTGTGACGGATACGATTTCAAGACTCGTTTTCTCTTGACCAAATCCCGCACCCGTGAAGGTAACGCTGTGGTTTCCTCCTGTATTCATTTGATACTCGAGCCTCAACGTATCTCCTGTATTCAAAAGAACGCCCTCAGAGCTTAAAAGAAACGAGTAGAAATTGCCATTAAAAACCCCTCCCGGTTCATCTTCAATCGGTATCCATACGGGAGTACCGTTGACGGTGACGGCGATTGTTATCTCGTGGCTTGTGTCGCTTATTTCACCGAGCACATTTAATCGCAAACGGTAACGCGCTCGAAATGGTGCCGTATACGTGTCCGTTACCCAACGGCTCCCCGTGTCAAAAAAGGGGCTTGTATCGCTGAGGGTAATTGGATAATACGTGTTAGAGCTTGCCGGGGTGAGTGTTGTATCGCTTTGAAAGCCAACGAGCAAAGTATATCCGTTTGGGTTTTCGCTTCCAGATATAGCGAGGTTACCGTTGTATAGAGCGAGATAAACATCGGTCATCCTGCCCAAGAAATTAGAGTCGTAGGTATAACCCGCCTCGGTCATAATCTCCTCGAAGAGTTTTGAGGCTTGCAAGTATGGTGTGAAGTCCCCGTGCTCGAGCGGGTTTGTTGATGTCCATATATTGGAAGAAGTCCAATTCTGCCCTTTATCGGGAATGCCGTATTTGATGACTCCACTAAACAAGTCATCCGACCAACTCTCTTCAATCTTGGTTGCGTTAAGTGCATGATTGTATGAAGACAAATCGAGGTCGGTGAGCATCCCGTCCCCGATATCCCTCGAGAGATTAGCCGTTTCACCAAATACCGCGATTTCAACGTCTGCATATTTGCCTTTCTGAACGTATACCGCTTTGACCTGGGCAAAGCCCCGCATGACCGGAATCGTGTTGTAAGTGAGTTCCGCATCGACCTTCACCTTGGGATCCCATGTCGTAATAAGACCGAACTCATTCACCGCCCCGAAGTAGCCTTGATTCTTCTTCGTGAGAGGTACGCGGAAGGTCTGCGAGAAGCTCGAGGATGAAGCGTTTATATCTTGGATATCGGAGAACTGATAACTCAGATTCACCGGCTCGTTCTCGTAGAGTTCGATTTCGTTTCCTGCAAGGGTTAGTCTTAGCATCGGATAGTTTGTGCGAGTTCAACATTGAACGAAGTGATGAACACCTTCGAGACGGTCTCCTCTTCGATTTGCATCGAGTTCGTTTGGATCGTAACCGGAACCCAAGTGCCGTCGATTCGTGCCATAACGTTTTTACTCCTCATGCAGTATTGCATCAAGGTTACCTCCTCAATGGTGAGAACGCTATTGAGTTGATAGGTCTCTTTCGCTTCGAGTTGGTACGGCTTAATTTCGCGTGCGCTTGTAGCGAGTTCGAATTGCGCTCCGCTGTAATCGCCGACAATCTTTCGATATGTCTTCTCTTCGCGAGTTACGGTTTTTTGCTTCTTGCCATTAAAGCGTATATAATCCCACCCGCCCCGAGTGTTCGCCCAACCCAACTGAACAGGCTCGTTCTTCGTGTTCCTGCAATTGTTACGAATGCGGAGGGTGTTCCCCGTTGGTGCGGAATCCGTTGAAGGGATAACATCGTAATGACCCCAACCCCCTGTGACCGCATTTAGAGCGGTTGTGATTGCACTCAACGAAGCGGGATAGACATAAGCATAAAGAAGGCTGGCATCGTTGTTAGAATCGTTCCATGTAGTAGTAGGGACGAGTCCTCCATTCGTGGAGTTTACGAGATATGTCAGGGTATCGTCAAGGCTTCCGGCTGTGTCGTATGTGTTTATGGTCAGCCTCGTAATGAGTGACCCGGTATCGTCGCTGTTGATGAACGCGGCAACTCCGTTGTCTTCAATCCCTGCGCTTACCTCGATGACATTATTCGAGGGTTCGCGATCCGTTAACCAGACTTTCTTTGTTGAAGCGGTGCCGTAATAATCCGAGAACGAAGGGTCTAGCCCTTGCGCAAGTTGCTCGTATCCGTCAAAGTGGTAATAATATGAAGAAGCGTCTTCTGCCAACTCTTCGGAAGTGCCGTCGAAGTGTCCTATGAGAACTCGATATCGCTTCATATTGTCATTCGACCGAGTGAACATTTTATTGTGGAACGTGTGAATCGTCGAGGTCGTGTTGTACTTCAAAGAATCCACCTCAACCCGTCCCGCTATGACTTCGGATAAATCAAAAAAAGCGTTATCCGCCGGATTTGGAGTCAAGTAAATTTTAGAGATGATGGTTCCGTTCTCTTCAACCTGCACGATATAACGATAGTCATCAGTGACAGTTTCGTTCGGGCTGAGTGTAAAGAGGAGCTTTCTTCCTGCGGGTATCCAACTCTGTGAGGGTGCTGCTTCAACTTGAGCCATTAGTTCTTTATGGTTATGTTTCCGAGGTTTGCTTTGAATTTACCCGCGATATCTTCCGCGAATGCTGCTCCGAGTTTCTTCGTATATCGTTTAGATACCGCTGTATATGCTTTCTCGTAGAACCGAAGTCCGACGATTCCCTTCCGCTTGACACTGCGAGCCATGAGGAACGCGGCGGAGTTGATATTGCTCTTCGTGTTCTTCTTGAACCGCCCCTTCTCATCTCTGAGCTTGATTCCTTTGGCTTTGATCCACTTCACAAAAACCGAAGAGGGAGGTTGCTTGCGGAACGTAAAGGGTGACCCTTGATTCTTGCGTGTGCCGTTTACCCCAAAGTGAATAAAGGGAGCGTACTTCTTCGCCTTGCCTTTGGCTCCGAAGCTTATCTCTCGTATCTCGTTTCCACGTACCCGGACGCGATAATTTAGAGACCGCTTCAGCGTACCCGTAGCGACTCCGTAATTCTTATTCTTGCCGATTCTACGCCCTCCAAGGTGCCTCTTCGCACTCTTGAGGATATCATCTGCAAACGCGATAAGTGTCTCGTTGACTTTACTCATATCCCCGCGCGTTCGGATGCCTTGCGACAATGGTTCTTCTCGATGCTATCGAGTAACAAGGTCAGCCATAACCCAAGACCCGTGAGCGTTCGTTCTCGTTGGTTGGCTCCCAGGACTGCGGAAACGGAATGATTCCCGAAAGGAACCCCCGAATCCATTAGAAGCCGATTGAGGAACTTTGACGCTGTGACCGATACAATTATCGACACGTCCCGAAACAGCTCGTATATGGCTCTCCAAATGCTTCTGAGGACATCTGAGG